CTAACCTGTCTAAGCTAAGAAAAGGCGGAGTAACGTCTTTAAGTATGAAACAGTTGGGGCGTAATCTAGCACGCGCTAAAAACCAATCTGGAGGTTAATATGGCTAAGGATAACAAGTCCGCTGAAGCTTACGCAGGTCGGTTTAAAGAAGTGGATTACACTAAAGTAGTGAGCCACGAACGGTACAGCAATGAAGGGTATCCAATTGCGGCTAAGATGAACTCTAAGTCTCCTTCTCTTGTGGTTAGTATCGGCGCTAATACAGATGTGAACGCAAATGGTGAAGTCACTATGCGTGGACACGGTGCTGCGACTAAGGGGACCAAATGCCGAGGACCAATGGGATGAGTGATAAAATATTCACGCTAGGATTAACGCTAGACGAAATAAATGCCGTGATGTTAGGACTGGATCAACTACCACATGGTAGGGTTAGAGACTTGGTAATTAAGATTCAGATCCAAATGGCTACACAACTTTCTCCACCTACAGAAGGGTCCGCTGAATAATGAATTACGAAACCCTCTATAACACAATACAGGCTTACGCCGAGAGTACAGAATCTCTCTTTGAAGCCAACATACCTGTATTTGTTCAGGAGGCGGAAACTCGTATTTATAATTCTGTGCAGATTCCTGCACTGCGTAAAAATGTGACCGGTACTCTTACCGCGGGTAATCAATATCTGTCGTTACCTAATGATTACTTAGCTACGTATTCTTTGGCAGTTATAGACTCTACCGGAAACTATAATTATCTTTTGAATAAAGATGTTAACTTTATGCGAGAAGCGTTCCCTAATCCGGGGCAATCTGGTGTACCTAGATACTACGCTTTGTTTGGGTCTCAGTACGGGAACATTAACGAGTTGAGCTATATAATGGCTCCGGTCCCAAATTCCGGGTATACAGTAGAGATGCACTATTTCTACTATCCGCCTACGATAGTACAAGGTCAAATCACTACGCTTACTTCTATTATACCGGGGTCCCTCTATACCAACGGGATATATCAAAACGTAGCTTTGTCTGGAGGCTCAGGTAATGGAGCTATCGCTGATATAACGGTGACTGGACAGAATGTAACGGCATGCAATATCACTTTTGGTGGTAACTTTTATGTAGTTGGTGATGTCCTAGCGTGTGCATCTATAGGCCCATCTGGGTCTGGATTCTCTGTTACAGTAGGTGCTGTATCTAATTCGACAGGTACGAGTTGGCTTGGTGATAACTATGATCCGGTGCTTTTCTACGGAGCTATGCGTGAAGCTATGCTGTTCCAGAAACAGGAACAGGACCTCATTAGTTACTATGAGCAGAAGTACAACGAGGCCCTATCTCAGCTGAATAGACTTGGAACAGGTCTTGAACGTGGCGATAGTTATAGGGATGGACAAGCCAGAATCAAGCAGGTTAATCCATGATCGTTCAAGGACTTACTACGATCTTCAAGCAGAACTGTTTGAGTCAGTTAGAGAACTTTACAGGTACGTCCCCCTATACGTACAAGTTGGCGCTTTATACGGCGCTGGCTAATCTCGACAATACGACTACGGCATATACTTCGTTGAATGAAGTAACCGGTACGGGGTACACTACTGGCGGTCAGGCACTGACCATTATTCCTGTAACCTCGGATAACATAGCGAAGGTAGCTTATCTTTCCTTTCAATCGGTTACATGGAGCCCTGCTGGGTTTACCTGTAGGGGAGGACTAATCTACAATGCGACTACTGGGGCGGCTGTTTGCGTATTAAATTTCGGATCAGATAAAACTGCTTCCAATTCTTTTACAGTTACGTTCCCGACAGATGACGCAGCTAACGCGGTCATACGATTTATATAGGAGTTTAATATGCACAAAGAGCTTTCTAATTTTGGCGACCATGCGGTAGCTACGCTACAAGCTAATGTCGTTGGTGATGAGACGATGGGTATCTCCGGGTACTATCATGTCGAGTGCCGTGATAAGAGTGGCAACCTCAAATGGGAAGAGGCGTTTCCTAACCTTGTAGTAGCTGTTGGTAAACAGCTCATGTTGGATACCCTCCTTAGAGGTTCCGCTTATACGGTTGTAGGTCCTTTCCTTGGGCTTATTAGCAACACCTTTACGGCTGCAGCTGCGGATACGATGCTTTCACATACATGGACTGAATTTACTAACTATACGGTTGGTGGCTCCGCGGTTCGTGGTACGGCGGTATTCGGCGCGTCTTCTTCTACAGGTACAACACCTTCTAACATTACGACATCTACGGCTACCGCTGTTACCTATACGATCACAGGTGCTGGTGGTACAGTCTATGGATGCTTCCTTGTTACGGGTACCGGTGCTGTGAATACGCAAAGCTCTACAGCGGGGGTGCTCTATAGTGAAGGTCTTTTTTCTACAGCTAAGACGACTACGGCTGGTGACACAGTAACGGTAACGTATAGCACGACCGCTACTTCTTAAGGAGGCTTAGATGGCCCTAGTTCTTGCGGACCGCGTATTAGAAACTTGCACTAGCCCCGGTACAGGGGCAGTGACTTTACTTGGTGCAGTTACAGGATACCAAGCATTTTCTGCTGCGGTAGGTAATGGTAATACGTGTTACTACGCAGTCGCTGACCAGAACGGGGCTAACTGGGAAGTAGGTGTTGGTACCTATGCTTCTGCTGGAAATACGCTCACCCGTACAACGGTACTTGCTTCATCTAACGGTGGATCACTTACCAACTTTGCTTCTGGTTCTCAGAACGTCTTCCTGACGTATCCCGCTGAAAAGGCTGTATCTACGGATACATTGGCCTACCCCCCGGCGATAGGCTCTACGACACCTAACTCTGGCGCGTTCACAGCTCTGAGTGCTTCTAGCACTGTATCCGGTACTGGGTTCTCTACTTATTTGGCCTCCCCTCCGGCTATTGGTGGTACCGCTCCTAACACAGGATCTTTCACGACCCTGACGGCTACGGGGGCAATAACCCACAATACCACTACAAACAACCAGTCTTACACCACAACGGGTGCAGGTACTATAACGCTAACGTCAGGTACCGCAGGTACCATCAATAACTTCAATATCGGTGCTACAACCGCTGGCACAGGTGCGTTTACAACAATATCCGCCTCTTCTACAGTTTCTGGTACGGGTTTTAGCACATATTTAGCTTCCCCTCCGGCTATTGGTGGTACAGCTCCTAACACAGGCTCGTTCACTACACTAACCGCTACGGGCGCAATCACGCACAACACTACGACTAATAATCAATCTTACACCACAACTGGTGCAGGTACTATAACGCTAACTTCTGGCACAACTGGAACGATTAACAACTTTAATATCGGTGCTACCACTGCTGGCACAGGTGCGTTTACAACTTTATCGGCATCTTCTACGGTTTCCGGCACAGGATTTAGTACATATCTAGCCTCCCCTCCGGCCATAGGATCGACAGCCGCCAATACAGGCGCGTTTACTACGCTTGGTGCTACGGGTGCTATTACATTTAATACCACTACAAACAATCAGTCATACACTACTACAGGCGCGGGTACCATAACGCTAACGTCCGGAACAACCGGTACGATTAACAACTTCAATATTGGCGGTACTACCGCAGGTACGGGGGCATTCACAACTCTGAGCGCCTCTTCTACAGTTTCTGGTGCCGGTTTCACGAATTACTTTGCAAGCCCACCGGCCATAGGATCGACAGCCGCCAATACCGGAGCATTCACTACACTTAGTGCTTCTAGTAATGTTACATTCTCTGGTACTGGGTATACACAGCTTCAATCAGGAACGACAGCACAAAGACCCGGATCACCTACAGTAGGTATGATTCGGTACAACTCGGATAATAAACAGTTTGAAGGGTATTCCGGAGTTACGCCATCTTGGCTTCCGGTAGGCGGATCGGTAATTTCTAATGACACTGCCACAGCAACCCAAGTCTACCCACTTTTTTCTAACGCGACTTCTGGAACAGCCACAACGGTATATACCAGCAATGCTAACCTACTATACAAACCTAGTACAGGAGAGTTACAATCGCAGGCGATGATTTCAAATAATGGGTTGACAGTAAATAATAAGACCGTAGCGACTTCGTACACGATAGCTTCAGGGTATAGTGCCTCTAGCGCAGGCCCAATTACTGTAAATTCAGGTGTTACGGTAACAATCTCTTCCGGCTCAAGATGGGTCATTTTATAAGAGGCATATATGGCATACGGTTCAGCATTAGTCGATACGATACAGAGCAGTACCACAGGTACGCCACCTCAGTTTAATGACGGGTCTGGCACTCAAATAGGAACGCTTTGCAGGGCGTGGGTCAATTTTGCAGGTGCTACTGGGGCTATAAACGCATCGTTTAATGTTAGTTCGGTCACACGAACTGCAACTGGGACTTATACGATTAGTTTTGCTACAACAATGCCAGACGCCAAATACTGCACTCAAATAGGATCAGGAGCTACGACAACGTCAGTTTCATACGGTTATTATGGAACAAACACAGTTTCAGCTTCTTCATTGGTTATAAATATAGCGAGCACTACTGGATCATTAGCTGATCTCCCAGCGACTTCAGTAGCCGTATTCCGCTAAGAGGTAAACAAAATGGTATGTACAGTTAATGCTTCAACCTCTTCTAGCGCACTCGTATCGACTGCGGACGGGTCAGGTGTTTTAAAAGTCCAGAGTAATGGCGTCACGACTAATGCACTGGCTTGGGTGAATTTTAATGGTGTAACTACGGTAACTATAAAATCTTCTTACAACATAAGCAGTATTACCAGAAGCTCGACAGGCATTTACGTTCTAAACTTTACTAATTCGATGAGTGACGCAAACTATGCGGTTGTAGGGACTGGTGAA